GCTGCAGGATTATTAAGTGCAATGGTGTACTCTAAACTTTGGTTAAAGAAGACCATTTTGAATGTTACTCTTAACGGTGCATTAGCGGGGTTAGTTGTTATTACAGCCGACCCATTAACACCAAGTCCTGAAGTTGCCATATTGTATGGTGCTTTAGGTGGATTGATTATTCCAGTTTCTATGTCTTTATTAGAAAAATGGGGTATTGATGATCCAGTTGGTGCAATCTCCGTTCATGGTGTCGCAGGTATTATAGGCTTATTATTAGTGCCAATTTTAAATACCGATGCTACACTATATGGACAGTTGATTGGAACAGGAGCAATCTTCGGATTTGTATTCTTGTTATCGCTATTTGTATGGCAGATTCTTAAACTAACGATTGGTTTAAGAGTAGGAGAAGAAGAGGAACTTGCAGGTTCAGATATGTGGGAGACAGGGTCTCTAGCGTATCCAGAATTTATGACAAGTAAATAACATAATAAAGAGTGCCTTACAACATTTTAATTAACAGGCGAGACCCGCAGGACAAAATAGAGGAGAAAAATATGAACCCAAATGACTTCGGAATACAAATAGCAGATTTAATAACCCCTTTTATAACAATGATGGTGGGAATTATTGTTGCTTTATGGGTGAAGGATTTTGCGGTAAAAGTAGCTGCTGGGTTAAGTTTTAAATACTTTGGGCCTTTCAAAGAAGGAGACCTTGTGCAGTTGGATGGTAAGAAAGCTATGGTTATCAAAATAGGTTTAATGATGACGGTATTCGGACATAAAGACACTGAGCAGGGTTATATTTGGAGGTATGTGCCTAATAATAAAATATCGGGGTTAAAGCTGGGAAAAGCAGTTTCAAACCATAGAAAGGAACCAAACCCCTAAACAGTACTAAATTAACTACCTAAGAAATATGCCACTTGACTTTTTGTTAAAGTCTGGTATAATTTTAAATTGTCAAGATGACAAAAGTTGAGATAGGAGATATTTTATGGTAGAAAAAGTAACAGGCTGGATAAACTCCGCTACACAAGCGGGAGTGGCATTAATTGCTTTAACAATTGTTTTACAAGTAATCTTCGGGAACACAGTCCCGTTCCTAGGTGGAGACGTTGTTGGTGCTATCACTAGCATTATTCACGGACTAGGAGACGCAGGTTTAGTAGGCTTATTGTCAGCAGCAATAGTGTATAAATTATTCACTAGCGATTAACTAAGTTTAAGGTCATTATTGAAAAGCCTTACTACTTAGTAGGGCTTTTTTATTGTTTGTAATATAGGAAAATAATAATGTTAGAAGTAAGTAGAGATAATATAGGAACAAAAGCACTTAAGGAATACACTAAAGAAAGCAGGTTTATAAAACTTCCTATACTTCAGTATTTAGACCTACTAGGGGTTAACCCTATAAGGTCTCAAATTGCATTAATAAATGCAGTCAATTCTCCTGACTACAGATTCATTGTAGCAGCTTTATCCAGACGACAAGGAAAAACTTATATATCCAATATCATTGGACAACTAGTAGCGTTAGTACCAAATATTAATGTATTAATAATGAGTCCAAACTACGCTCTTTCACAAATATCCTTTGACCTACAAAGGGGTTTAATTAAGCACTTCGATTTGGAAGTAGCTAAAGATAATGCAAAAGACAAGGTAATAGAGTTAACCAATGGAAGTACTATTAGAATGGGATCAGTTAATCAAGTCGATAGCACCGTTGGTAGGAGTTATGATCTTATTATATTTGATGAAGCGGCACTAGGAGATAGCGGTAAAGACGCTTTCAATGTTGCACTTCGTCCTACTTTAGACAAGCCCCAAAGCAAGTGTATATTTATATCCACCCCTCGTGGACGTAATAACTGGTTTTCAGAGTTTTATCAAAGGGGTTATAGTGATGAGTATGACAACTGGATATCTATCCGAGCCAGCTATCATGAAAACCCTCGCTTTAGTGAGAAAGATATTGAAGATGCTAAATCTGGCATGTCTAAAGCAGAATTTAATCAAGAGTACTTAGCTGACTTTAATACTTTTGAAGGTCAAGTATGGGACTTTAATTACGAAGAATGTGTTGCTAATTTAGAAGAGTTAGATACTTCTAAGTTTGAGATTTTTGCTGGACTTGACGTCGGTTATCGTGACCCTACCGCTTTTTGTGTGATTGGGTATGATTGGGAAGATAAAAAGTACTACGTATTAGAGGAGTACATGGAAGCAGAGAAGACGACTGAGCAGCATGCTGTAATAATGCAGGCACTAATTGATAAGTGGGATATTGATGCTATTTATATCGATTCAGCAGCGCAACAAATGAGATTTGACTTAGCGCAGGAATATGACATTTCTACTATTAACGCAACAAAAAGCGTATTAGATGGTATTGCTTCAGTAGCTACTATAGTAGATAATGATAGGTTAATAGTAGATCAAAGATGCAAGAACACGCTTTCCTCTTTAGATCAATATCAATGGAATCCTAATGTTAATTTAATAACAGAGAAACCTGTGCATAATATGGCTTCGCATATGGCAGATGCTTTAAGGTACGCTCTTTATACCTTCGTAGCATCCGAAATCACTTTTTAAGTATATTTTTATAAATGAAATTTCTTGATACAGCAAAATAATCTTATGACCAACGAAAAATTCCTCTTGACTTTTAGCTATAATTTTGATATAATTATCCAAATACAGAAAATTTGTAAGAAAAATACTTTATGAGTGAACTCAAACGTGATAAAATAAAATACATTAGAGATCGCGCTAAGAGTGCATACGTAAAGGACGAAGAATGTTACATCTGTGGCGGAGATAAAGAATTGGACTTTCACCATTTCTTTAGTGTAACAGAACTTCTTAATAAGTGGATTAAAGAAAAGAACCTCGTTGTATTGACGGCCGAAGATATGATGGGTATTAGAGATGAGTTTATTGATATACATCATAAAGAAATTTATGATGACACAGTTACTCTCTGTCATACGCATCACTTAAAACTTCACTCGATATACGGGAAGAAGCCTTCTTTAATTACTGGCCCCAAGCAGAAACGCTGGGTTAATAAAAGAAGAGAAAAAGAATATGGGAATGTTACAAAGATTGGGGCTACGTAAGTTAAACCCTTCACAACCTCGAATAGCTGACGACCAAGGACTACAAGGCTCCCAACAGTTTTCAGTACCTTTTGAGAGAGCTTTTGAAAAGCTAGAAGTTGTCAACAGAGGCATAAATATGTTAGTTGATGCTTCTTCTCAAATTAGTGTAGATGTAGGCGACAAAGAAGCTTTCCCAGGTATAGCCACTATTAGGCATAAAAAGTTATTTACCTTACTAAACAGACACCCTAATCCGTTTCAAAATGCGGATTCGTTTAGAAGGAACATCTACTTAGACCTACTACTAGATGGCAATTGTTTTATGTACTACGATGGGGCGCATTTATACCACTTACCCGCCAGTAATGTGGTGATACACCCAGACAAGAAAACATTTATTAAAGGATATGAATACGGCGACATTAAATATAAGCCCGAAGAAATAATTCATATCCAAGATAACTCCTCAAAATCTATATATAGAGGAACTTCCCGATTAATATCAGCAAAAGATTCAATTAGTTTGTTGTATAGTATGAGGGATTTCCAGGGCAACTTCTTTAAAAACGGAGCAGTCCCCGGTCTTGTACTAAAGAGTCCAAATACTCTTAGTACTAAAGTCAAAGAAAGATTGATTAATTCTTGGGCGCAGAGATACAATCCTAAAAATGGAGGTCGCAGACCTTTAGTTTTGGATGGCGGCCTAGAGATTGATAGTATGTCTGATGTTGACTTTAAAAAATTAGATTTTGAAGAATCTGTGAGTAACTTAGAGAGTACAGTGCTCAAAGTTTTAGGAATTCCACCGATATTATTAGAAGGTGGAAATAATGCAAATATTAGACCTAATCACAGATTGATGTATCAAGAAACCGTTCTGCCTTTAGTTAGAAAAGTAATTAATGGGCTAGAGCGATATTTTGGTTATGACCTTGCCGCAGTACTAGAAGACCTCTCGCCTTTACAGCCAGAGTTAGAAGATAAAGCAAAATATTACAGCACTTTAGTAAATGGGGGTATTCTTACTCCAAATGAAGCTAGAGAAGCATTAAGATTAGAGAAGATAGACGGTCATGACGACATACGCATACCAGCCAATGTGGCAGGTAGTGCAGGCAATCCTTCTGAGGGCGGAAAACCTCAGGACGAAGAGGAAGAAGAAAATAATGAATAAAAAGTTTGAAATAAACTCATTATTTAATGTTGTTGAAAAAGAAGCATCTGATGATTCTGTTTTAACAATAAAAGGTTATGCGAATACTGTATCCAAGGACCGAGCGGGCGATGTAATTGTCAAAGAGGCTTGGGAAAAAGGAGCTATGGATGATTATCTAAAGAATCCTATTGTTCTGGCTTTTCATGACTACTCCCGTCCTGTCGGTACAACTATTAGTCACAGTGTGACGGATAGGGGCTTGGAAATTGTTGCTGAAATAAGTAAAGCTGCAGGTGAGGTGTACAACCTAATTAAAGATGGTGTTTTAAAAACATTCAGTGTAGGCTTTAGCATTAAAGATGCAGACTACGACAGGGGAGAGGATACTTTCTTCATTAAAGATTTATCTTTATATGAAATAAGTGTGGTTTCTGTTCCCGCAAATCAAGATTCTACATTTTCTCTAGCGAAATCATTTGATAGCGAGGAAGCCTATAAAGCTTTCAAACAATCTTATGCTCCAAAGGTTCAAGAACCTAAGGAAGTTAAAGAAGAAGTAGAAGTTAATAAAATAATTGAGAAGACACCTTCTCAGGATAATATTCTTAAGGACATAGACATGACACAAGAAGAAATACAAGAGGCTATGGAGCAAACAGCTCAAAAAGCTGTTGACACATATAAGGCTGAAGTCGCTGAGAAGGAACAAACTCTTAAAGCTGAAGCTGAATTAAGTAGCCTAAAAGTGGGTAAAACCCAAGCAGATAAAGTCGCAGAGGCTTTAGAAGCAAAGATTAAGGACAATGACGATAACTATTCGAAAGCAATAGAAGAAATGTCATCTGAACTTAAAAACGCAAAAGAAGAGTTAGCCGCAAGAGCTAATTCAAAGATGCAGTTTTCTGAAGCAGGTTCGAATGAGCCTACAGCAGATGAACTTAATGCTGCGTACATTACATCAAAAATTACTGGTAAGAGTGTTGACCAATTAGACTTCGGTAAGAAACTAATTGAAAAAGCAACTCGTTGGGCAGACACAGATTGGGAAACTACTTGGAATAGCAATATTTTCCAAGGTATTCAAAATCGTGTAGTTGTTGAGCCTGTATTCCAACAAATTGCGATGAATGCACGTGTAATGAACTTCCCTTTTAACCCAGATACTGGCGCAGACGCTACTTGGGTAGCTTCTGGTGCACTAAACGACGGTGATAACGTTGGTACAGCATTTAACGATGCTTCATCTGGTACTACTCAAGCGCACGGCTTAACAGAGGTCACACTGACCGCTCATAAGCTTGCAACTCGTGAGTACATTGGTTATGAAGAGGATGAAGATTCACTAATTCCTATTGCAGGTATTGTTCGTGATGCAATCGTTCGTAGAATGGCACGCACATCTGATGCTTCAATTCTAGGTACTGGTCAAGCAGCTCCTTTTACTGAATTAGAAGAGTTAGCAGGTGGTCATAGTGGTAACACTGTAACTACTGGTAGCACAACTGACCTATTCTTAAAAGCTGAGCTTCACACAGCTCGTACAAACATGGGACAGTGGGGACATAACCCTGCAGACCTAGTTTTATT